AAGCCGACTTCGTCCTCGGTCAATGCTAGAGTGTTGTTTTTGGTGCGAGCCAGTGGTAGGCCCTCATGATTGATTAACAAACGAACATCGGGGGTTTCGCTTAAAGTCTTGCGGAAAGCACCAGGGGCGATGCGCTCTCTGAATGGGAGTGGCACGCTGGCGTCGTTGAAAACGGCTGCATAACCCGACAGGCGCATTTTGCCGTCGTCCTCTTGTCGTGTCTCGACGTTGCGCACTGTATAGGTGCGGCGCTCGATTTTTTTCATCTTGCTCCTGTCTTCCCCGACTGAATCGCGTGGGACCTCACCGCCTGGCTCCATGTCCTCAGAGATGGAAACCGCAAGCATTTGGTCAATCGCGTCTTGCTTTGTATCGTGACAGCCAAGCGTGGTGTAGCTGCCGTCAGCTTCTTGCTTTACTGTCGCCCAGCCTGAGCAGTCGCTCTGCTGGTCTGAAATGTAATATGGCATTATTCGACCTCATAGACTGATAGTGGGTTTGCAGGGTCAATCGTTGAGACCTGTTGCAATTGACCTGTTGGAACTCCAGTGTGGTTCATCGCAGGCAAGCCGACAGCTTCAAGGACTGACTTCGGTTCGAACCCGACTTGAATCAGGTTGGTTGCGATTTCGGTTCGTAGTTTCAAGCCGACGTCTTTAGCATCTGATGCATCGATGTTCTGCAGTGGAACTCTATACTGGTCGCCAGCTTCGCCAAGCGGGCTGAGGTCTTCAACGGCGCGGACGTCATTGAGTGATAAGAAGCCCTCATTTAAGCCCTTGGTGTAGGCCTCATAGCGCTCGAGTGTGGTGCCGCGAAGCAGTGCATCAAGGTTGAACTTAATAAAACCGTCAGGCTCAGGCAAAAGAGGTGAAAGTGCTTGCTCTAAACGCTCTAGTAGCGGGCGCAGCGAATGTTGAACAAAAGACAGGTTCTGAGCCTCAACTGATGCAAAGCTCATAGCTCCAGCCACTGGGTGGCCAAGCAGTGAAATCGGCACACGGAAAAGGCGGGCGATTTCTTCAACTCCGAAACGCCTAACTTCAAGAAGTTGCGCGTCGGCGGCGTTAAGGGTGAGCGGCTTAAACGAAGCGCCACCAGTCAGAACACCGAGCTTGCCAGCGCGATAAGGACCCGAATGTGAAAGGTTCCAATTGCGAGCGATGTCTGTGATTTGTTCCTCGGTCAACTCGGTTGGGGCTTCAATAACACCGCCTGGGTTGGCGGCGTTGCCAAAATAACTGGCTGCATAGACTTCAGCTGCCATCGCAGAACCAAGTGTGACACGGGCAGCGCCGATTGGGCCAAGACCAAGAAGTTGGCCAGGGAGTTTAAACATCGGAATATGAAGCATCTCGCGCTTGGTCAAAACCATGGTCTTGACTTCTTGTGTCACAGATTGCATGTCCTCGTACACCACGCCACCAGGCTGGATGCCGATAGTCACTTCATAAAGGACCTCTGCATTTGGGTCAGGACGTCGAATGCGAACATTCAATGGGTTGACGGCATAGAGCTCAACAACGTCTCCAAGGTCATCGCGCACTGTGATGATAAAAGCGTTGCCGTGCAAGTTAAGAGAGGAGATTACCTGCTCGTAAAAGTCTAGGCGAGTACAATCTGGGTTGGGCTTGTTTACCCAAGCTGGTTGTTCGCCATAAACAGCGGCGTATGGAATGCGATTGCGACCGCGGCGAACGTAGGCGCCAAGTGGCAAAGATGAAATAGTGTCACCCAAAAGACGAACGCAAGCATAAACAGTGGACATGCGAATCGCAGTCTCAGCGCTAACATCAACACCAGCTGGAGTTGCGTAAGCTGGTCGCGATGGGATAAGCGGCTCCATAAACATGTTCTGTGCTCGTTGCTCGCTTGCCTTGCGCAATCTGTTGGATAAGCTCATTTGGCAGCCTTTTCTTTTTCATCTAGTTGGTACCAGCCGTCGTCCCAAAGGGTTAACAGCCGCTCAAAATAGTCTTGGTACTTTGGCGCGATAGCCTCGAGCGAATACTTCTCGATAGCTTGTTTTCTAATCGCCGCACGGTCGAGCGACTTGACGTCCTCGGCTGCACGCACGAAATCTGCCAGTGTGTGGCATCTGAAGCCAGTCACTCCATGAGTGTTGGTCTCTGTAAATGCGCCCCAGTCAGTAGTTATCGTTGGAGTGCCGCAGGTTTGAGCTTCGACTACGATATTGCCGAATGGTTCAATATAGAGAGTCGGCGCAAACAACGCAACCGCGCCGCCCATCAACTCAGCTCGCTTTTTAGGGCCGACGTTGCCGATGAACTCGCCATAGCCACCATTTGGTTGGCCAGGACCTGCGATTATGAGTCTTTTGCCGAGACGCTCGCAAACCTCTTGCGCGATGTTGTAGCCTTTTCGCTCAATAAGTCTGCCAATGAAAAAATAGTAGTCGCCGTCGCCGTTGCCCTCGGGAAACATCTCAGGCTCTAGGTACCCTGGAATGACCACATCAAAGAAGTTGCCGTCCACGGTAGTTGGGTTGGCGTAGCCCGCATAGATTGAGTGCATCCACGCATAAGACTCGAAAACGCGGTATCTTGCGAATGTGCCGCCGTATCCGATGCCGAACTCGACTGACATGTGGTCAGGAAAAGCGTCCGCAATCGGTTTGTGTGCGTACCCACCAATCAAGCAAATAAAGTCTTTTGGCTCTAACCGTTTGCCCATTTCGCGGATTGCGTTTGCGTTGAACACTTGCCAGTGCGGAAGCGTAATATCAAACGAAGCTGTAGTGTAATGGCCGCCAGCTGCCGCTGCAGCCCTTTGGTCTTCAAAAATACAAGTGACAAGCTCTGCAACTGGCGCTTCGTTTTCTTCGCCAGCGTAAAGAATAACCTCGTGCCCGAGGTTTGTCATCATGATGCAGAAGCGTCGCACCTTTTCAGTGAACGCGCAACTTGTGAAGTCTTTTGTTACTTGTGTGTGTGGCAGTGCCACAACGTGAAATCTCATTGGTCCCCCGACCTTGTTCATTCTGTTGGTATTTCAATCCAAGAAAGGGTTTGTTCGTCCCAAGAGTAGGGGCCGCCCTCGCTTGGTGCGGGGGTTGGCGCTTCCCATAAATAAGTATCTGAGTTTTTTATCCAAGAAGCAAACGGTTGTGGGGGCGCGAACCCGACACCGTCAAATGTGTAACCAATTCCAGCGTAGTTCTTGTGAATCGGGAACTTGCCACCTGAGTGCACACCGCCTAAAGTGTTGTATGAAGTTTGAATCCATTCACCACCGAGGTTCTGTTCGCACCAGTCAGGGCCTTCTGCTACGATAACTTGCGTGACTATTCCATTCTCAACTTTTGCGTAGTGACCCATCAGTTTGTCTCCTTTTCGCCGTACAATGTGGCGCTATTTACTAGCTTTACGTCTCGTTTTGTCATGATGCCACCTTTTTCGTCAAGTTGCACCCTTGCGTCTTTTTCATCATCTGCAATCACGTGCACCAACATGGCGATTTCGTAACTGAAGCATTGTGTTGATTTGGTTTCTTTGATTTTTGTGCCGTTGTCTTTCATATTGCCCCCTTGTTAGATTGCGTACCTGATAATAACGATGCCAGCGCCCCCATTTGCCCCGCCTGTTTCTGCGACTCCTCTAGAGCCGCCGCCGCCGCCGCCACCAAGACCGTTAATGCCATTGGCGCCAAATCCATTATAGCCACCATACCCACCACCACCAGCGCCGCCAAGAGCGCCAGCTGGGTAACTGCTTCCGCCGCCGCCACCAGCATATACAATCGACACACCCGAAATCGCAACAGCAACGCCATCGCCACCTCTTCCAGTGCCATTTTCTGCGTACTGGCCTTGTGCCCCGACTGCACTCGCACCGCCGCCACCGCCACCGCCATTAACAGTGCCTGCGCCGCCACCGAATCCCTGAGAACCAGTGACACCCGTGCCACCCGTCCCAACTGTGTATGGAGGACTACCAAACGAACTGCCGCCACCGCCCGAGCCGCCAGCTGCTCCAGTATAAGGGCTGGCGTAGTTAGAACCGCCGCCACCGCCGCCTGTTGAAGTTACGGTTGAAAATGTGGAATCGTTGCCATTGGAACCTCTAACGCTAGTGCTTGCTGCAGCAGCGCCGCCTCCGCCAACTGTAATTGTGTATGTTTGAGCCGTAACTGACAGCGCAGATTCAAGTGAACCGCCGCCACCTGTTGCTGTCACGGACGAGCGAAGTCCGCCAGCACCGCCTCCGCCACCTGAAGAGTTGTTTGCAATGTCGCCACTTCCACCACCACCACCGCCAGCCACAACTAAAAACCCGCAAGATAAAGATTGATTTGGTATAAAACTGCCCGAAGACACAAAAGTGTGTATCCAGTATGTCCCATCAGTGGTTACAAAGCCACCAGTTGCTTTGGGGCTAGAAAATGAAGTGTTAAGTTCAAAGTTCCCCGACGAAGTAAACGTGTGTATCGTGTTGCCACCAGCAAACGAAACGGTCCCGCCACGGGCCAGTTGAGTTGTACCAGGGTACCTAGCTACAACGATTCCTGAACCACCTGCACCACCATTTTTGTAGTTTGCTGGCGCGTTAGTTCCTCGTATTGCGCCACCACCGCCGCCGCCTGTATTTGCTTGTCCTGCTTTTCCAACGGCATCAACAAGAAGAGCAGTGTCGCCCGCCTTGCCGCCTCCTCCTAGACCGCCTTGCCCCTCGACAGTATCTGAAGCGTTTGTGTAAACACCGCCACCGCCGCCGCCGCCATAATACGTGGACACGCCGCTAATGCTAGTTGCGCGACCAATGCCACCAACGCCACCATAAGTGCTTGTGCCGTTTTGGCCAACGGCCCCAGCACCGCCTCCGCCGCCTGCTCCATAGGCTGGTGGCCCTTCAGGGCTTGTACCACCAGCGTAGCCTTGGTCAGACAGCCCAGTTCCAGCAGCTTGGCCTTGGCCCGAACCGCCACCTGAACCACCACTAGTGCTGGCAACATTTCTAGCGCCGCCGCCGCCGCCTGTTGAAATTATAGTTGAAAACTGTGAATTGCCCCCGAGGCCACCCAAACCGCCGCTCACACTTGCAATGCCAGCCGTGCCGCCAGCTCCGATTGTCACAGTATAAGAGTTTCCAGTGGTTAGAACAAGTGGGGACTCTACAGAACCAGTTCCACCAGTTGTATCGACTGTACAGCGCATACCGCCAGCACCGCCGCCGCCGCCAAGTTCGCCACCACCACCGCCGCCGCCAGCTACAACTAAATAGTTAACGGTCAGAAGCCTTGGGTAGTCTTGGCTAGCTACAATCCCGATGATTGGCATGTTAAGCGATGTCCCCCACGATAGTAAATGTATTTGAGGCTGTACAGATCACTGTACACGCTGAAAACTGAGCCCTAGTTTTTGGAGCCGAGGCTGTTGCACCAGTTGAAGTAATCGTCACACCTGCGCCTTGCGCAAAAGTAAGTTGGCCAGCGCCAGTCTGTTGAACGTGGATTTGGTCATTAGCTGCAAAGACTGAAGGTGGCACCGTGATTGTGCCAGTTGCGCTGACCGTGACCAACTTGTTCAAGTCGCCGATAGCAAGAGTGTAGCTGCCCGTTTGTGCACTGAAGCC